TGTGACGAACACGAAAGAAAAGCTACAGAATGCGTACTTGAAATGAGGGAAGCCTTAGGAGAATTAAATGAGAAACTTAAAGAAGAAGGATTGGACCAAATTCATACAGGAGCTGGAATTAACAGCGGCCCGTGTGTGGTGGGAAACTTTGGCTCCAGTAGCCGTTTTGACTATAGTGTTCTTGGCGATGCTGTCAATTTGGCTGCAAGGTTAGAAAGTTCATGCAAGACATACGACACTGATTTAATAATATCTGAGTATAGTTTAGTTGATGGTTACGATTATAAATATTTAGACGAGGTAACTGTAAAAGGAAAGTCTGAACCAGTTAAAATCTACACCATTGAAAAATAGGTCTTGACAACGAGCTTGATTTTTGATATAATTATGATTATGAAGTAGGACTTCACAAGAAAAAAGGAGATACAGCAATGGACGCCGATGAAGTGGCATTAGAATTAGCAAAACATGAAGCTGTCTGTGCGGAAAGATGGAAAACTGCATTTAACCGCTTTGACAAAATCGACCAACAAATCAATAGAGTAGAAACTATTATGATTTCTGCTGCTGGAGCTCTTATCGTAGGTGGGGCAGGACTAATTATTACAATGTGGAACATCCACTAGGGCAATTATGATTGAAGGATACAGGACAAAAGACATGAAAAAGTCAACTAAAAAATCAGAGGTGTATGAAAAGAACGGATTTTGGACATTCGATGGTGCAAATCAAGGATATAACACCAAGGAAAACGCAGAAAAGGCACTCAAAGAAGCTAAGTCATCAAAATAGACTTAATATTTGTAAAGAGTGTGAGCATTACAATAAATTTTGGAAGTTTTGCAACCTTTGTGGTTGCTTTATGCCCCTCAAAACTAAATTAAGATGGGCTGAGTGTCCTGACGAGCCACCTCGTTGGACATAGGAGATAAAAATGGCGTTAACAGCAAAGCAGAAGAAGTTACCTAAAGCTTTACAACGAGCTATTCTTGCTAAACAGAAAGGTATGGGCAAGAAAAAGAAGAAAAAACGTGGAAAAAAGAAAAGAAGTAGCAGAGGATAATTGGTTAACTTATTTTCATTCCATTAAAAATGTCTGCCCTTGGAGTTACGAGAGTTACAAGAAGGGCAGAATTTACATAACCGAGTTTACAGAAAACAAAGTTATTAAAACTGAACAAAACTGGAACTGTGTATGGTATGATGCAGTAGTTTATTTAACAGATATGTCAGTTGATGAATTAGATGAGTTTGTAGAAGAAAGAAATCGCAAACAACATTCGTGTGAATATCTCTGGTCTCACCCAGAATATACAAAAGGCGGAAACAGACAGACAAGTCAGCCTATAATAATTCAACAAGACAGAGCGTTCTTAACAGAACTCAGAGGGAAAAAACGTGGTAGTCAGAAGAAGAAAAAGAAAAGCCACTAGAAGAAAGAAAAGGCCAGTACCAACGAACAAAGCTCTATATGCTAGAGTAAAAGCTGAAGCAAAGAGAAAGTTCAAGGTATACCCAAGCGCATATGCTAATGGCTGGCTCGTGAGAACTTATAAAGCACGGGGCGGTAGGTATAGAATGGGGTAACTGTAATGATTAACAAAAGAAAACATGCAGCATTTTTAAGAAATAAACATGTGTATAAGTCTCCTGGCCCAGCTAGAAAAGCTGCAACGAGACTTGGATTAAAAGGCATACATGCACATGGTAGAGGTAAAGCCAAAAGATTTATGCCTGGAAGTTCTCACAAAGCATATAAAAATGCTTTGAAGAAAAGAAGGAAAAGATAATGGCAAAACCAAGTGGCGGATTAACTACATGGTTCAAAGAAAACTGGGTAGATATTAGTCGTAAAAAGAAAAACGGCAAACACCCACCTTGCGGGAGAAAAAAGGCTAGAACAGCGCGAGGAGGATACCCAAAATGTGTACCAGCTCGTGTAGCAGCAAGAATGACTGCTTCTCAAAAGAAGTCAGCTGTAAGAAGGAAAAGAGCTAAAGCTCAAGGTGTCGGAGGCAAGCCTACAAATGTGAAAACATTTGCAAAAAAAGGCAGAAAAAAGCGCCGAGTCACTAGGAGAAGAAGAAGGAGGTAGTATGGACGAGTTACTGCTGGAAATGCAGAGAGCAAGTCTCCTACTTGAAATACTTCAAGAAAAGTTCAAGAAAAAGTTAGAATGGAGTAAGCAATTACAAGATTCTTTAGAATTAAACGACATAGAAGAGGTTGAAAGATTAGCAAATGTTAAAGAAAGTTAAAGATTGGTTAAGACAGTTCTGGGATATTCTTATAGGTAAGGATAAAAACTGGGACGGAAAAGTTGATATCAAAGATGATATGATATCAGCAAAGCAAAAAGCGAAAGCTAACGGAGAGTAAAAATGGCTAGAACAGGCGGTTTTATAACTGGTGGACCAACAGGTGTTCACAATACGCAAAAGATTCGTAAGCACAGACTCAATAGAGGAGTGACTAGGGATATGAATGCAGCTGCAGGAGTTCCTGTAAATTCAAAGAACTCTGGTTCTTTTGAGTATGCAAGATACAGTGCAGCACCAAAAGCAGTAGGACCAAGGTTTGGTAAAACTTTGAATCCTAAGAGAGCAAAATTTCCAAGAAGAAGAAGATAATGAAAACAACTATCAATACAAAAGAAGCCTGGTTATCTGAGACTGCTGCATTTTGTGCAGAGGACTTAGAGAAACTTACAGAAGCTTCTTTAACTCGTGAACTAAGTGAAAAAGAAATCAGTTTAGTTTCCCTGTTTGGGGCATACTTATACCTCTACAGAACGGCGAATCTACACAGTTTAATATCTAAACTAACAGATTCTGAAAAAGAGATATTTACTAACGAGACAATACATTGATAGAAGTCAGTAGAACCGACATAGTTCCTGGCTATCTGATGGAATACGATGCGGAGGATAGGTTTATCAAGCTTCCCATCGGCTCATATCTAGAGCTACTCGGTATTGAACCGAATACTTCACAAACGGCATTAATTAATGCAATAAGTAATCCTAAGTATAGGTTCGTGTGTGCTGCAGTAGCTCGTAGACAGGGCAAAACATACATTTCAAACATAATAGGGCAATTAGTATGCTTAGTACCAAATAGTCATGTACTACTAATGTCGCCCAACTACTCACTATCACAAATATCCTTTGATTTACAAAGAAATCTAATCAAGCACTTTGATTTAGAAGTTACAAAGGATAATGCAAAAGATAAAGTCATAGAACTTTCAAATGGTTCTACAATAAGAATGGGGTCTATCAATCAAGTAGACTCAGTAGTTGGTAGAAGCTATGATTTAATCATCTTTGACGAAGCAGCACTCACAGATGGCAGAGATGCTTTCAATGTAGCACTTCGTCCCACACTAGATAAAGATAATTCAAAAGCAATATTTATTTCTACTCCTCGTGGAAGAAATAATTACTTTGCAGAGTTTTTCTATAGAGGATTCTCAGACGAGTTTCCTGAGTGGTGTTCTATAAAAGCAACTTACCATGAAAATCCAAGAGTTTCTGAGCAAGATATTCTTGAAGCACAAAAAAGTATGTCAATGGCTGAATTCAATCAAGAGTATATGGCAGACTTTAATGTCTTTGAAGGTCAAGTATGGGCATTTAATCACGAGGAATGTACAGCAGACTTAAAAGCAATGGAAGTAAAAGATATGGACGTATTTGCAGGTCTTGACGTAGGTTACAAAGACCCGACAGCATTTTGTGTTATAGGATATCATTGGGACGAAAAGAAATTCTACTTATTAGATGAGTATCTAGACTCTGAAAGAACAACTGAACAGCATGCAGTACAAATACAAAAACTCATTGATAAATGGGAGATTGATTATATTTACATTGACTCTGCAGCTCAACAAACAAGATTTGACTTTGCACAAAATTATGATATTTCAACAATTAATGCTAAGAAGTCTGTATTAGATGGTATAGGTCATGTAGCAGGAATAATTGATAATGATAATCTTATTGTTGAACAATCTTGTCGTGAATCTCTAATGGCATTAGACCAATATCAATGGGACCCCAACCCTAATTTAATGCGAGAAAAGCCAAAACATAATGATGCGTCGCACATGGCTGATGCTATACGATATGCCCTCTATACATTTGAAACCACAGCGACAAGTTTTTAAGACCCCTATCAAAAATAATACTTGACATTTTGGTAATATTTTTGATATAATTCTATTTAAGAGTAAGAATAATGAATTTTAAAAGAGATTTAGTTAAGTATGTTCGAGATAAAGCTAAATCACGGTACCAAAAGAGTAATAATTGTTATATCTGCGGTGATACCGAGAATTTAGACTTTCACCATTTCTTTGGACTCACAGAGCTTTTAGAGAAATGGCTAAGAAAAAATAAAATAGTAGTCGAAACCGAAGAAGATATACTTGACGTAAGGGAAACCTTTATACAGATACATGAAAAAGAATTATATGATGAAGCTGTGACGCTGTGCCATCTTCATCATTTACGACTACACTCGATATACGGTAAACGCCCTGCACTAATCACAGCAATGAAACAAAAGAGATGGGTAGAAAAACAGAGAGTAAGACATGGCATGGTATGACAGATTTTTAGGAATTGAACGAGAGGAAAAATTAAACCCTGCTCAATATACTATAGCTCGAGATGAAGGGTTATCAGTTGATTCCAGAGAGAACAAGTTAAATTATCGTTCTGCTTATGAAAACTTAGAGGTAGTTAATAGAGCAGTAAATATGATTGTTGACGATGTTGCTGAAATACCATACACAGTAGCAGAGAAGACTAGAGGAGTGAATCCTGTAGCAAGAGATGTAAGACGAACTAGAGTAGATATATTACTTAATAAAGAGCCAAATCCTTTTCAGGACATCAGCGCTTTCAAAAGAAATCTAGTTATTGATTTAATAATAGATGGTAATATATTCGTATACTTTGATGGTGCTCATCTATATCATTTGCCCGCAGACAAAGTAAAAATTTATACTGACGACAAAACATTTGTAGAGAGGTATGAGTTTGATTCCACAATAGACTATTCAGTCAACGAAGTAATTCATATAAAAGAAAACAGTTTTAATTCAATCTATAGAGGGATTCCAAGATTGAAACCAGCGTATAGAACAATGGTTTTATTAGATAATATGAGAATCTTTCAAGATAATTTTTTTAAGAACGGAGCAATACCTGGATTAGTGCTCAAAAGCCCTAACACACTTTCTGAGAAAATAAAAGAAAGAATGTTACAAGCCTGGAGTATGAGGTATAATCCGAAAACTGGTGGTAAAAGACCACTAATTCTTGATGGTGGACTTGAGGTAGATGAACTATCAAAAGTAAACTTCAAAGAGCTAGATTTTCAAGAGTCTTGCAAAGCAAACGAGAAAGTTATTCTTGAAGCATTAGGAGTACCTCCTATTCTTATGGATAGTGGGAACAACGCTAATATAAGACCTAACCATAGGCTTTATTACTTAGAAACTATACTTCCTATAATTAAGAAAATGACTTATGCATTTGAAAGATATTTTGGATTTCAACTTAATGAAGATGTAACAGGTATTCCTGCTTTACAACCAGAATTAAGAGACCAGGCAGCATATTATGCTACTTTGGTAAATACAGGGATTATTAGCCCAAATGAAGCTAGAGAAGCTTTGGGTAAAGACCCCATAGACGGATTTGATGAACCAAGAGTACCAGCTAATATAGCAGGGTCAGCGGCTAATCCAAGCGAAGGCGGGAGACCGCAATCAGAAGAGGATAATGTAAATGAACAAGAAAACTAAAACTTTACAAGTCTTAGGCGATTATTTTGTCAAGAAAGGAAAAGTTCTTTCAATAGATGAATATAAAAGTCAAGATGATGCTCCGATGAGATTCATAATAGCAAAGAGACCTTTTGGGTCTTGGGCTCGTATGATTTCAATGTTGGAGTATAACTTTCCAAAAGTCTGGGAAGACATACACAAACCTAAGCCAAAACCAGCGCCTAAAAAGGTAGCTAAGAAAAAAGAGGAAAAATAATGAATAAGATTTTTCACTATACTTCTACTTTTAAAACGCTAGGCGAACAAGACGACGGAAGCATAGATATTAAAGGTTCTGCAAGTACTAATGGACTTGATAGAGCTGGAGATATTATTGAAGCCGATGCCTGGACTAAGGGTGGATTAGAAAATTTTAAAAATAATCCAATCATTCTATTTAATCATAACTATGACAAGCCTATTGGAAGAGCAACAGGTTTAGAAGTTAATGATAAAGGATTAGACATTTCTGCAAAAATATCAAAAGCTGCAGGTGATGTCACACAATTAATTAAAGACGGTGTCCTTGGAGCCTTTTCTGTTGGTTTCAGAGTCAAGGATGCTGATTATATGACTGAAACCGACGGGTATAAAATAAAGGACGCTGAACTTTTTGAAGTTTCCGTTGTGTCTGTACCTTGCAATCAGGGAGCAACCTTCTCACTTGCAAAGTCATTTGACAACATGGACGACTATGAAGAGTTCAAGAAAACTTTTGTAAAGGCTAACTCAATGGAAATGGCAGATGCTGTTAAAATTGAGCAGCCAAGCGGGGAGAAATCCCAAAAAACGGAGAAAACTATGTCTGAAGATGTAAAGACTCCTGAAGGCTTTGACCTTGAAGCGTTTGCAAAGAAAGTAGCAGAAGATACTGCTACTAAAATTGCTATGCAACAAGCCGAGCAGAAAGCAAAGGAAGCTGCTGAAGCGGAAGAGAAATCTGCTGAAGAAGCTGAAATGAAGGCTGCCGAGGAAAGCAAACAGGAAGAACAGAAATCAGTTGTAACTTCAGTTATGACTGGTGCAGAAAAACTAGTATCAGATGTTGAAGAAAGAGTTCTCAACAAGCATGAAGACCTCGAAAAAGTAGTTAAGGAACTTGAAAAAGACCTTATCGACAGAAATCAAGAGATTCAAGCTATGAGAGAGTCAAAAAGAGTATTCTCAGATAGAGGAAATTCTGACTGGCAGAAATCTTTTGAAGGCGACATTCTAGATGCTAAAATGTTAGGTCTCGCAACTGGAAAAGGGTATGACACAGATTATGCTAAAGGTGTAATGGAGAAAGTTAACGCACATAGTGGTGTTGCTGTATCTTCTGCAGACTTTGAGCAAGTTGTATCAACAAATATCGAAAGAGATATTCAGAACGAATTGGTATTAGCACCTCTATTTAGAGAGATACCTATGACTTCAGCAACTCAAATCATACCAATCATGCCAGATAGCGGATATGCAGAATTTACTTCTAACCAAGCAGCTAGTGGTTCAGCACCACATGGTAACTTGGCTCAAAGAGGTGATGCATACAACCCAGGTTCAGCTGGTGGTATTGACTTAACTGAAAGGTCACTTTCAACTAAAAAATTGATTTCTCAAACTTTCTTAGGAAACGAGACAGAAGAAGATGCTATCATGCCTATTCTTCCTTTAATCAGAGAATCAATGGTTAGGTCGCACGCAAGAGCGATTGAAAATGCTATCCTATTAGGAGACGACGGCGATGGTGCATTTGGAACATCAGGTGCTTCATTTGAAGGTCTTTGCCATTTAGCTGCAAATGACTCAAACACAACACAGCCAAGTGGTACTTTTGCTGCTACTGATGCTGTTACAGCCGCTGACCTACTAGGGTTAAGAAAATCAATGGGTAAATATGGCGTTAACCCAAGTGAAGTAGTTTATATTGTTTCACAAGACGTCTATTACGACTTACTCAGTGACGCTGAGTTCCAAGATGTCAACCTAGTTGGCGACATGGCTACAAAGCTAAACGGAGAAATCGGACAAGTATTCGGTTCAAGAGTACTTATCTGTGATGAGTTTGCTGCTAAAGCACACTCTAAGTTCAACGCTGTTGCAGTGTACCCAAGAAACTATGTAATGCCTAGACTAAGAGGTGTTACTATTGAGTCAGATTATGAAGTAGCAAACCAAAGAAGAGTCCTAGTGGCTTCTCAAAGAATAGGTTTCTTAGACCTAATCGATGGTGCTGATTCAGTTCAAGCTCTTAAATACAAATCTAACTAATAGATTAATATGGCTCGAGGGGAGCCTATCCCCTCACTTTAAGATTATGGCAGTATCACAAGGAGGAACAAATTTAATAACATT